GCCCGAGTATTACCTAACTGGTGTCACCGAACAAGGCGATTACACGTATGACACTTCGCGCATTATTCCTAATCAGGTGTTGTTTGCGCTCACCACAGACGACGCGGAGCGCGCTGCGGCCACCGGCACCGTCACGTATTCGGTTACGTGCACGTGGATTGTCCTAGGCGATCTGGAGGATTACCTGGGCTTCACATTTACCAATCCCAGCGCGGATCTTGATGTAGCCAACATGGCTTTGGCAGCTGCCAATGCTTTCGCCTACCGTCGACGCCAAGAAGCCGGCTATTGGGATTCGCCCACCACCGTTCCTGATGGCGCAGCCAAACTAGGCACCGTGCAATACGCAGCCATTCTCTACCGCGAGCGCGGCAGCACCGAAGCGTTCGCCAGCTTTGATCCGTTGGCCACAGGTGGCCCGGTCACAGGCAACTACGGTCAGATACTTCGCTTGCTCGGAGTCGGTAAGCCGCAGGTGGCCTGATGCCTGACACGCTGTTCAAAGAGGGCTATGACCAGCTCGTAACGAAGCTCGGCACGATTACCGGGCTGAAAGTGTTTAATGATCCGCGCAACATCAATGTGCCGTGCGCAATCGTTGAGGCGCCGAGCATCCAGATGGCCAGCAACGTTGTCGCAGACATGGAATTCCGTGTCGTAATTGTCGGTATGGGCACTGGCGACAACCGCACGCTTGACCAGCTGCTTGACCTGGCTGATCTGATTCGAGAAGCCCAAATTGGCCTGAACACGGCCCGACCCACGACCGTTAGTTATGGTGGCGCCGACTATCCGGCCTATGAGCTCGTAATACGCACCAAAGTCGCACCGTAGACCTACTAGACTGCCCACAAGGCTTGCAGCGGCCGCCAACCACAGGAGATCCGCTACATGGCCGTTGCAACCACCTACCTCTCAGCCCCAACGTTTTTCATCGGCGCCACCTCGGCCTCGACCAAGGATTTGACCGACCAGTGCAAGAGCGTGGTCGTCACCAAGTCGCGTGAATCGCTCGATGCCTCCAGCTTTGGCGCCACGAGCCGCAACTACGTGGGCGGCCTCACCAACGTGACCGTCACTGCGACGCTGCTCATGGAATACAGCGCCACGCCTGGCACCTACGTCGACCTGACCAGCCTGGTCGGTACCACGTGCTACGTGGCGACCAAAGCAACCAACGGCACCGCAATCTCAACAACCAACCCCGAATTTCAGGTCACCGGCTGCTACTTCGAGTCGCTTGATGTGCTCAACGCTTCGGTCGGCGAACTGTCGGAAGTTGAAATCACTCTCACTGGTGGCACGCTCGTCGAAGACGTCACGCCATGAAATTAACGATCCAGGTGTCTTTTAAGACACCGGCAGGACAATCGGTCAGCGAAACGGTCACAACGACCATCGCAACTGCCGCAGCGTGGGAACGTAAATTCAAGCGCCGCGCATCCGATCTCCAAGGCGGCATCGGTATTGATGACCTGATGTTTATGGCGTGGCACGTGCTCAACGCGCAAAAGCGTGAAGGCCGTGACTATGACACGTGGCTCCAATCGGTCGAGGATTTCAGCGTCGTTGAGGTCGCTGGCGCAAACCCTACGGATCCGGCAGCATCAGACGCCAGTTAGCTGAGCTGCTGTTGGCTACCGGGTACTGGCCAGACGGCATCGAGTTTGACGTAGAGGATTTGGCGACCGTGTTATTGCTCGCCAAGAAAGCCAAGGAGAAACGCCGTGGCCGCTAGCACGACCGTCACCGTCGCAGGCGTCAAAGAAGCCATGCGCGAAATCCAAAAGCTTGAGCCTGACCTTGCCAAAGAAATCAAGCGTGATTTTAAGCGCATCGTAGATCCGATAGTTAAAGATGCTCGCAGCCAGGTCATTGCGAGGCCGCTGTCAGGTTTTGCCCGGTCATGGAAGCAAGGCCGCATTTTTCCATGGGATCAGCAAGCCGTAAGCAAATCAATTATCGCCCGATTTAGCAATCGTCGCCGCGAAAACAGCCTGGCCGTTTTTAGCGTCACCATGAAAAGCCCGGCAGGCACCATTTTCGACATGGCAGGCCGCGCCAACGTCAACAGGCTTGCCACAGCACTCGATCAGCTGTACGGCAAAGCATCACGCCTCATGTGGCCCACTTATGAGCGCAACGCAGACGCAGTCAACGAAAACCTGAAAGAAGTTGTCGACAAAATCACCGATGCGACGAATCGTAGACTGGTGCGCTAATGGCCGTATCAATCCCGATTATTTCCGAGTTTGATGGCAAAGGCATCGAGCGTGCCGTTGCCGAATTCAAACAACTTGAAGGCGCTGGCGCCAAAGCCCAGTTCGCCCTCAAGAAAGCCGCATTGCCGGCCGCGGCCGCTATTGGAGGCTTGGCGTTGGTCGTTGGCGATGCCACTAAGGCCGCGATTGAGGATGCCAAAGCCCAGGAACTGCTAGCCCAGGCCATTGAAAAAAACACGCTGGCTGGTCAAGCCAACGTCAAAGCCGCTGAGGCATACATCGAAAAAACGATGATGTCGGCAGCTGTTGCCGATGACCAGTTGCGCCCGGCCCTGGCAACTTTGGTGCAAACCACAGGCGATTTGACCTACAGCCAAGACCTGCTCAACACAGCCCTCGACATAAGCGCGGCTACCGGGGCAGACCTTGGATCAGTCACAGATGCCGTTGCCAAGGCGTATTCAGGCAATACCAAAGCCCTGGCGTCATTGATTCCGAGCTTGCGCGACACAATCAAGGAAGGCGCCTCCCTCGACCAAATCATGCAGCAGGTCAGCGCAACCGTTGGCGGTGCAGCCACCGTGGCAGCCAACAGCGCCCAAGGCCAAATGAAACGCTTGGCAATCACGTTTGACGAAACCAAAGAATCAATCGGCGCGGCCTTTTTGCCAATCCTTGAACGCCTGCTGCCCAGGCTCCAAACCCTTGCCGCGTTTATCCAGGCCAACACAGACTTGGTAGTTGGCGTCATCATTGCCGTTGGCAGTTTCGCAGCCGCAATTTTGGCGCTCAATACAGCCATCAAAATTGTGACCGCCACGCAAACCATTTTTAACCTGGTGCTGGCGGCCAACCCGATTGTGGCAGCCACCATCGCCATCGGAGCCATGGTCGCAGCTCTCGTCGTGCTCGAAGAAAAGACCGGGCTGGTGACCGAAACGTGGGGCCGATTCGGTGCCGCAATTCGCGTCGTGCTTGGCCCGGTTTATGACCTGGTCGCAGGCCTAATGGCCATTGCCAAATTCGCAGGCATTGACATCAAACTGCCAAGCATCGAGTCATTGACGCCCAACATCAAAACTCCATCAATAGCGGTGCCAGGAACCACCAGCGGCCCCGATTTGGTTGAGCGCCGATTCCTGCAACCAATCACGCCCACGGTGCCGACAATCATTACACCAGCGTTGCCAGGCGGCGGTGGTGGAGGCGGCGGTGGCGGAGGTGGCGGTGGCGGTGGGTTCGCCATTCTGCCCATTGATGAAGGCGCTATCGGTGGCGGTGGAGGCGGCTTCGGTGCGGCACCAGGCAATGAAGCGTTGCTCGATGGTTTGACTGGCGGCATCAACATCACGATTAACACCGTGACTGCACCATCTGATCTTGGTGACACCATCGTTAATGCTTTGCGTGATTACAACCGCCGCAGCGGCCCATTGCAGGTCGAGATTGCGTAATGGCTGCAACAGTCGTTCAATCAGGCACATACCTGCTGGAGCTCGATACCGGCTTTGATGTCAATTCGTTCACGCTTGACGACGCGCTAAAAGGCGTGCTCGATGGCACCACATACACACTTGGCCCCAATACGCAATACGCCGACATAACTGATTATGTCACCGACATCCGCTACAGGCGCGGCCGACGCAAAATAGACGACCAGTTCTCGGCTGGCGTCATGTCATTCACCATGAATGACGAAACAGGCATCCTCGGCCCATACGACACCAGCAGCCCTTATTACGATCCGCTAAATGACAAACCCGGATTGGCGCCGATGCGTCGAATCAGGCTCAGCCGCAATGGAGATTATCTGTTCGTCGGATACGTCACGTCATACACATACAACTTTGCCCTGGCTGGATTCAACACCGTCGATGTGACCTGCTCCGATGATTTCTATTTGCTGGCCCAAACCCAAATGGCGGCCTTTAACCCCAGCCCCGAATTAAGTGGCGCGCGCGTCAGCACCGTGCTTGCATTGCCCGAAGTCGACTACACCGGCACAGCCAGCATTGCTACTGGCACGGTCAACATGGGTCATGACAGCAGTTACAACGTGGCAGCTGGTACCAACACGCTCAATTACTTAAATCAAGTCAATGAGGCTGAGCAAGGTCGGCTGTTCATGTCGCGTGATGGCGTATTGACGTTCCAGAATCGTATTGGCGCCACGCTGAGCGGATCGGTCATTACCTTTGCCGACGATGGCACAGCTGCCAAGTATGACGAAGTAGAAGTCGAGTTTGACGCTGATGGCGTCATCAATCGCGCCTACGTTGAGGGCCTAAACAACAACACGGCCACGGCCGAGGATTTGACTAGCCAGGCCACCTACTTCATCCAATCGCGCTCAATTACCAACAGCCTGTTGCACGACGCCACCGAAATCACAGCCCTAGCCAATTACTTAATCGAAGGCGAGCCGGGGCCACGATTCACAGCAGTCAGCACACATTTCGGCTTGCTCACCGATCCACAACGCACCAATGCCGCCACGGTTGACATTGGCGACACCATCACCGTTACAAAAGACATCACCGGGCTATCTACGTTGACCTCAGAGCTAAGCATTGAGGGCATCGAGGGCACTATCAACGTCAACACAGGCCACCGGGTCACCTATTACACGGCCCCCACCACGGTGGTATTCCAGCTGATTCTTGACGACCTGGTGTACGGCACACTTGATGGCACGAACGTATTAGGATGATGTGACCATGGGTGCTAATGCTCAAACAGCAGTTCCAACTTTTACCGCCTCACAGGTGCTTACGGCGGCCCAGCAAAACAATTCGGCTCGTACCGGCGTGCCGGTGTTCGCTAGCACAACGACGCGCAATGCGGCTTTTGGTGGCTCCAATAAAACGTTGGCCGAGGGCCAATTGTGCTATGTCGAAGGCACCGGGTTGCAGTCATACAACGGCAGTGCATGGGTGACATGGGGTACGGCACCAAGTACCAGCGGATTGACGCTGATCAGTTCCACAACAATCGGCAGTGCTGTTTCATCCGTAACGGTTTCTGGCGCATTCAGCAGCACATACGACAATTACAAAATTACGATTAGTGGTGGTGTGGGTTCAACTACAGCGTTTTTACTGATGCAATTTGGCTCGACGACCACTGCTTACTACAGCGCTTTCATTTCAGCGTCTTATGGTGGCGGTACTTCTTCCAATGCCCAGAGCAACACCAGTAGCGCGCGTTGCGGTCTTATGACGACCAATTCGTTATTTTCCAGCATGGACGTATTTTCTCCCAACCTCGCCAAAGTTACGCAATTTGCGTGTTTGCCTACACCAACTTCAGACACTGCCGAGCAGGTTTATACAGGCGCAGGTTGGCAAAACAGCTCAACGCAGTTCACTGCGTTTACAATCTTGACAGCATCTGGAACGATGACTGGTGGCACGATTCGGGTCTACGGTTACGCAAACAGTTAGGAACGACATGACTTATAAAGTGCAGATTGACGACGAAGTGCGCAATGCAACCGCCGAAGAAGCCGTGCGCATTGACGCGCAACGCATTGAGGCTGAGGCATTTGCCGCCGCCGCTGACGCAAGAGCCGCAGCTATCGCATCAGCACGCGCCAAACTTGCGGCGCTTGGTTTGAGTGAGGCCGAAGTAAAAGCATTGGTGGGCTGATGAAGTGGCAGCACGTTTTAGAGGACTGGGCCAAAGGTTTCGTCGCTGGCTCCGTCGCCGTGCTTATCACAAGCGGCTACGACATCGAAAGCGCGCTAAAAGCCGGGCTAGCAGCCGTGCTGCCGCTGATTTACGCCTGGGCAAACACTAAAGACGCGAGATACGGCCGCAAGTGAGCCGCGAAGTCAGGCCGGTACGCCTCCCGGCTGATTTGGCCAATGTCAACCCTGGCGAAATACCTGCGTACCTGTTGCGCTCAATACGGCCCTACGGTCGGCTGCATTGGCTCGCCGCCCAGGCGTGGGAGGCCATGCGCCGACAAGCTCACGCTGACGGCATCCGGCCGTTCAAACCGACCAGCCATGGCGACACATACCGCGATCTAGCAACACAAGAGCGCGGCTTTCTCGCTCGATACACCACAGCGCCGATTGACAACAGTACGTCAATCCGCACATGGAAGGGCCAACGCTGGTACTTGAAGCCTGGATTGGCACCGATGGCCGTACCGGGCACAAGCACACACAACCTCGGCCTCGCTGTCGACGTATCAGAGGCTTCAGGCGAGCGTTTGCAGTGGATGGAAGCCAATTGCCTGACGTTTGGCTTCAGCTGGGAATTTAGGTCGGGAGCCGAACCGTGGCACATCCGCTATTTCAAGGCAGAATCAATACCGCCCAGGGTGCAGCGCTGGCTTGACACCCATGCAAACTGAAATCACCGTCGCCCTCATCTCAGCCGTAGCCCTCGTGGCTGCCGGCATCCCTGCTGCCCTCATTGAGCGAGCCCGGCGAGAAAATGCCGACGATCACGCATACGTGCGCAAGATACTGACTAGGGTGGAAAACAAGCTAGACAACCACCTGGAGGATCACATCAATGGCTTTACGCGACGAAATAAATCAGAAGCAGAACAAAATCGGTGATTTGACCGCCTGGGTCAATAAACAGAAAAACCGCAAGGAATGGGTTGACATCATCCTCGACGAATCATTCAGCAATCAGTCCGTTGCTGCCTTGCTAAGCAAGCACGGTTTTAAAACCGATTGGAATGTTGTCTATCGCTACAGGATGCGTCATGGCTCTAAGTGACGAGCTCGGCGAGCTCCAGACAATCGATCAGCTGCGCCAAGCACTGAAGCGCTCTAATGAACTGAACATCAAATTGAAGCACAAGACTGGCGAACTTGTCGCTGCCGTTTATCAGGCCGCTAAGGATGCCGGGCTGGCTACGCCGCCAGTCAAGGTCAAAGCACCTGCAAAAGACACACGCAAAGGCAAAGCCGAAGTAGCGCTGATCCATTGCACGGATTGGCAGCTCGGCAAAAAGACCGTGACCTACGGCAAAGAAACGTGCGCACAACGCATCGAGCGTTTCATTGACAAAAGCATTGCCATTACCGACATTCAGCGCAAACATCACCCGGTACGCGAGGCAGTGCTGTTTCTCGGTGGCGACATGGTCGAGGGCCTAGGCATCTTTCCCGGTCAAGCGTGGGAAGTTGACGCGCTGCTTTACGAGCAGCTGTTCAACACGTCGCACATCATTAGCCAAACCATCACGACACTGGCCTCCAACTTTGAGTCAGTGCGCGTGGTGTGCGAATACGGCAATCACGGCCGTATCGGCCGCAAAGGCGAAATGCCAGCTGGCGACAACATTGATCGCATTGCTTACGAGATTGCGCGCAATAAAGTCGGCCACCTGGTCAAAGACTGGCAGTCATCGGATGCCTGGTATCAGATCACCAAGATTGGCAACTACAAGGCGCTGCTCGTGCACGGCGACGAAATCAAGAGTTTCGGCGGCAACACACCAGCCTTCGGCATCCTGCGCAAAGTCAACGCATGGGCCGGTGGCGTCATCGAGGAGTTCCACGACTGCTACATGGGCCACTGGCACACGCCCATGAGCCTGACCATGAGCAATGGCGGCCGCATTTTCGTGACTGGGTCGCCAGAGTCGCACAACGAATACGCGCGTGAATTCGTGGCAGCAACAGGCATACCGAGCCAACGCCTGCATTTCATTGATCCAGACAAAGGCCGGGTGGCGGCGGAGTACGTGGTATGGCTCGACTAGAGCACCCACTCGTGCTGGTCACCTGGCATGACGCCCACACCATTGACAACGACGAATGGCACGAACTGGCCGACCTAACCGACGAGCCTTGCGTAGTGCAATCAGTCGGCTGGCTGCTTTCCAAGCGCAACGCCAAGCACCTGATACTGGCCCAAAGCCTGACCGACGACAAAGGCGTAGACAACGTGCTATTCATCCCGGCACGGATGGTGCGAAAAGTAGTAAGGCTGCAAATCCCCCACAAGCGCCGAAAAGTGCGCTAAGGTGAAATCAGCCGTTGGAGGCGGCCAAAAATGACCACACTCATCACCTATGAAATACTGACCGGATTGTGTCAGGAAACTGGACAACAGTTTCATCTCGTAGTATTCCGTGACCAGGAAGGCGCCGTATTGAAGGCCCAACTGCGTTACCGATTCAACGCAGACGACGACTGGAGCGAACCATCAAAGCTCACCCACCAGCCCCCAATCGATCCAGTGCACCCGAGCGTCGCATGAATCCGCTCGTGACAATCTTTGCTGCGGCACTCTTTACCGGCGCGGTAGGAGTGATGGTCACGCAGGATCCAGAAGTGGATACCTGGGGCCTCGTGTCAGCCTCGACCGCCTACTCCCCGGTCGAGGCTGGCACGCCACCAGACGCATTAGGAAGCGATTACAGCGCCCAAAACGCCCCGATGCCCTATCAGGGCCCCGGATGCCAAGAATGGGCCGATACGGCCCTTCGCGGCGGCTTTCAGCCCCGTGACCTGAGCACCGCCCTTCAGGTCATGGAGCTGGAGTCGGGCTGTTTGCCGGGCGCCATCGGC